ACAAAAAAGGTTATCAGGTATTAGATGGTCATCACAGATTCTGGGCTTACAAATTACTTAAAATAAAATCAATTCCAGCACAAATTGTGCCTGCCAAAGACATAGAAGAAATATCAAAGCAAGGTGTGGCGGAAGGCGTCCCACAACCTGGACCAAGTTCAGGTGCTCCAAAACAGTTTGGACCCAATGCTGAAATACAAACCAGGCAGATGACAGCAAAACAACTTATAGATTCAGTGCCAGGATTACCTTATTATAACAATGTGGTTGATGATTGGGACGCTAAAGATTATAGTTGGGGTGTAACTAAAAAGGTTATAGAGTACGCTACTTACTTAAAGGATCACCCAGAAAGTTTAGCAAAGTTGCCTCCTATATTAGTATTGAATGGTAAGTTCGAAGATGGGGCACACAGAGTATCTGCTATATGGTTGCTTCAACAACGAATGGATCCTAAAAATCCATTGTGGAAAAATGCCAAACTGAATGTTCAATTTGTCAAGCAAGGTGTGGCGGAAGGTTGGAGAGAAGCCGAATCACTTAAATTAGATTTAAACTCTGGATGGGTGGGAGCCGAAAATAGTATAGACGGTGTTTTAATCTATGCAGAAGACATTCAATTAAATGATTCTAAAATATGGATCAGTTTCATTCATAATTTAACCTTGAATAAAACTTTAGAAACTAAAATTTCAGACGATTATAACGGACGAGTTGATATCGACGATAGCGACATAGAATTATTAATTGCTGATATTGTCAATGACATTAAAAAATATTACGGATCAACGTGGGAAGAAATCAGTGATGAACTTCATGGCGGTTTTGAAATCGAAGAAGGTTGGCGAGATACACTAGCTGGATTGGCTTTAGGTGCCGGGGTCGCGATGAGCGGATCTGCCGATGCTAGAACCAATGTGGAAAAGGTAGTGGTCTCTCCCGGACAGACGGTATACTCTATAGCTAGAGCATTTGGTACCACACCGGAAGTTATTCAAAAATTAAACAAATTAGATAAAAATTTTACTATCAAACCCGATCAGGTTATAAAAGTTCCTAAATTAGATACAGTCGATATTTCATCTAAAGAAAAAAAATCTGCTGAGGAGAAAACGTCTACAGAAAAAAAATCTCAAAAAAAATTAGATATTAGCAAAACACTGACAGGAACTACGCACGAAGCAGTACTAACTAAAGCAGCAAAAGCAGCAGGAATCACTGATCCTATAGAATTAGCAGCGTTCCTAGCGCAGTGCGCACACGAAAGCCACGATTTTAAATCAATGGTAGAATACGGTGGTAGCCTAGATTTCCGTAAATATGATCCTAAACATGCACCCAAGAAAGCCAAAGAACTAGGTAACAAGAAAACGGGTGATGGCGCTAGATACAAAGGTCGAGGATATATTCAACTTACTGGTCGTTATAATTACAAAAGAGCAGGAGAAGCGCTGGGACTGCCATTAGAAAAGAGTCCCGAACTGGCAGAAAAGCCAGAAGTTGCTGCTAAGATCGCTGTGTGGTTCTGGCAAAGCCGTGTGCAGCCTAGAGTGGATAATTTCAATGATGTTCGTGCAGTAACCAAACCTATCAATCCCGGATTAAACGGTCTAGAAGATCGGCAGGAAGCGTTCGTAGATTTCAAAAAATTCAAGATGGCACAGAGATGAGAATACGAGAATTATTAGAAAACTTTGCAGACGGTAAACGCAAAGGCAAGAGCCGTCCAGGACGTGTGAAACGTTCAGGAGCCAGTTGCAAAGGATCTGTGACTGATTTAAGAAAACGTGCTAAGAATTCGTCGGGTGAAAGAGCTAAAATGTATCACTGGTGTGCCAACATGAAGTCCGGAAGAAAAAATGAGAATTAACGAAGTACTTTTAGAAAGAATGGATATTTCTTGGATAAGACCATGGATTGAAAAATCTGTTCTTGGAATTGATTCTTATAAAAATGATATAGAATGGTTTAGTAAATTTTTTAAAAATTTAAATAGATCCGAAGAACTGAAAGGTTGGAAAGAAAAAAATATCACTAACCCCCTCTCTATAGAACCAAAACTTCTAGATAAACCATCTGTACCTTATGCTGTGCTTAATGCAAATCATCAAATGTTTGAACCTCTAGAACATGTTATAACTATCGAAGTTAACGTTTCACAGGCTCCAAGTGATGATAAAAAAACCAAAATGTTTATTGATCGATTAAGTACTGTTTTAATACACGAACTGAATCATGCACATCAAAGAGATCGACAATTAAAAAAATCAAAAAATCCAGATGATGTATTTGATATCGAAACAACTGTATGGAGGAAAACTCCTCCGACGCCGGTTACAAAAAGAGACGAATATTACATGTATATGTTAGATAATATGGAAAAAGATGCATGGGTTAGTCAAATAGCCGGCGAAATACATAATATCCTAGGTAAGGATAGTATTAACTATCTAAACAGCATTCTAAAACAAGCGCAACTTCAAGATTATGCAACAGTACAAAATAAAATTATAAATGTTCCTAACTTAAAAACATTATACGATGCATTAAATTATTATGGTCGTTATCTAAAAGTTAGTAAAGAAAAAGCATGGCAAAAAGTAAAAAAAGAACTTTATCAATATCTATCAAAATACGGTAAATAATATATTATGAAAATTAGAGACATTTTAGAATCAGCAACTGCAGGTGCTACTTCATCAGGAAATATCGCTACGGTTGCTAATCCACACATTAGTCCTGGTAAGGCTCGAGGTAACAAGAGCTATATTGGAGATCCTATGGGAGGTAAAAGTGGCACAAAATCGCCACCGCAGCCCAAAGTAACACAGAAAAAGAACAAAGACGGAACTGCTAAAAATGCACTAGATCAGGGTACTAGTTTGTTCGGTGAAGGCAATTTTGTCAAAAGATAAATATATTATGGACCTCGAAAAACTAAAAGTAGATGATCACGAAGCAAAAATGGCCCGTGCTGACCTGTACAAGTTAGCAGAATATTCTATTAAATTGTTTAAAATGATTAACGAAAATGACGAATTGGATGGCTGGGTACAGGCTAAAATTACCAAGGCTTCTGATTATATTTCCAGCGTCTATCACTATTTAGAATATGAAAAAATAGGGTCTGAATCTATAAATAATGGCCCTCGAGATTTTGAAGAATCTAAGATGCAGAAGATTAAAAATAATCTAAGCGAAACTTGGAAAAAAGAATACAAACAAGGATAATCGGAGATACAAATGGACTTTCAAAAAATACTCAGCAAACTCAATGAAATTGAGCCTGCAAAAGCAGAAGTCAAACAAGAATCTGCACCAAAACAAAAATTGACACTATCAGAAGACTCTCAACTAAGAGTACTTGCTGGTGTTAGTTCTATCTTGGAAGAAGGCCGTCGAATCTCAGATAGAGAAACTATATTAGAAAAGAAACTAACTGCTGCCGAAAAAGAAAAGAAAGAAGAAGTAGTTAAGTCAATGAAAAAAGACAAGGAAGGATTTAAAGATCGATATGGTAAAAAGGGCGAGGAAGTTATGCATGCTACTGCCACTAAAATTGCCAAAAAGAAAGCCGAAAGTGTCGAGTCCGATGAAGATGAATTATCTGAGGCAGGATTAGATATGAATTTGATCAAATCTGCACAAAAAGGTGCAGAAGGTAAACCTCTAGCAAAGAAAGATGCTGAGAGTGATGCCAATGTCAAAAAACCTTATGGTTACAGAGGTCCAGATGGATCGGAAAGCGACGAAGAAGTATCTAAGGCAAAAGCTAAAAAGAAAAATGAATCGTTTCGAACTAAATTTGATTCAATGGTAGAGGCTAAGAAAAAAGACATCAAAGGCAAGAAAGCCGAAGAGAAGATGGACGAAGCCAAAAAACCCGACGAGGACGGGGACGGTGTACCCGATTGGGCTGATAAAAAACCTGGCAAAGACGATAATGCCGACAAGAGCAAAGATAAAAAAGAAACCAAAGGTCTTTCTGCCAAGCAGAAAAAACTTCCTCCTGGGCTGCAGAAAGCTATCGCCAAAAAGAAAGGCACTAGCGAAAGCGTGAAAACTTCTAAAAAAGTTGTTGCAGAATCGGTAGAACAAAAATACACATTTAAGCAGTGCTTACAATTTGTTAAAGAAAGTGGCGGTCAACAACAAATTGATCCAATTGACACAGCATTGTGGAAATGGGCTCAAAGAGTTGCTGAATCCAAAGTACAAGAGGGAGCATCTCGTGAAGCAATGGCTGCATTTGTATATGAAAGAATGGGCGGTGAGTTTACACTTTACGACGTTCTATCAGAAACAAAATAATCATTCATTTGATAATAAAAAGCCAGTCCTGAGTTGACTGGCTTTTTTTATGGCTATATAATAATCCTATAAGGAGAACATCTATGGCAAAAATGTATGGGCCGGAAGAAAAAGCCAAACTAGAAAGACTAATCAATGAAGGATCAAATGTCCTGCGTGAAGTAGAAGATCTGCAGGAAGGTCTCAAAGAAACTGTCAAAGCTGTAGCGGAAGAACTACAGGTTAAACCTTCAATCATCAACAAAGCGATACGCATCGCACACAAAGACAATTGGAAATCTCACGAAGAAGAATGGGATGAGATTGAAATGATTTTAGGTGTTACTAAGCGGTTACCAGAAAAGGATTAAATGCATCAAATAACAGACACCGTTATAGACATCTATAAATGGGCAGAAAGGGACTATCGTGAATGGCCGTTTAGGTTTCTGGTTGAAGTCGTCGCTTGGGCTATTAGCATTGGTTGTAGTATTACCATGGCTCTCACCGTTCCTACCCCACCCTTACTCATATTATATCCTATATGGATCATTGGCTGTACAATGTATGGTTGGGCTGCTTATACTCGTGGTAGTTTTGGTATGCTTGCCAATTATCTACTTCTTGTCACGATCGACTCGGTAGGCCTGATCAGGATGATAATTAATTAAATATAATGTAGACGGCAGGCTGGGCCATAATCCGCACTAGAGGTATTTGCGAGCCAAAAATCGCATACGGAGAAAGAATTAATGTACGTTGATGCATTCTATGATCGAGACGAAGACTTGATTCGTGTCGTCGAAAGAGACAACAAGGGAATTCGACATTTCAAAGAATACCCCGCAAAACATATTTTCTATTATGCAGATAGCAGAGGAAAATACAAATCAATATTTGGTGATTCGTTAACCAAAGTCCATTGTAAAAATTTAAAAGATCTTCATAAAGAATTAAAAATATACAGCGGAAAAAAACTATACGAATCTGATATAAATCCAGTATTTCGATGCCTAGAAGAAAACTATTTAAATGTCGAATCACCAAAATTAAATATTGCATTTTTTGATATTGAAGTAGATTTCGATCCAGAGAGAGGTTATGCTTCTCCAGACGATCTATTTATGCCAATTACTGCTATCACGGTTCATCTGCAATGGATAGACAGTTTAATTACACTAGCCATCCCCCCTAAAACCATTTCTATGATTCAGGCACAAGAGTCAATAAAAGATTTTTCAAATACTTTTCTCTTTGATAATGAAGCAGAAATGTTAGAAACTTTTCTTAATATTATCGACGATGTAGATATAATCAGCGGTTGGAATTCAGAAGGATTTGATATTCCCTATACCATTAATCGTGTAATTAAGGTTCTTTCAAAAGAGGATACTCGCAGATTTTGCCTTTGGGATCAATTTCCTAAAAAACGCGAATATGAAAAGTTCGGAAAAAGTGCCGTGACATATGATTTTTATGGCAGGGTACATCTCGATAGCCTCGAACTATACAGAAAATATACGTATGAAGAGCGCCATAGTTATAGACTCGATGCCATTGCCGAATATGAACTAGGTGAAAACAAAACTGTATACGAAGGAACATTAGATCAATTATACAATGAAGATTTTAAAAAATTTATCGAGTACAATAGACAAGACGTACTGCTTCTTGATAAGTTAGATAAAAAATTAAAATTTTTAGATCTTGCTAATAAAATCGCACACGAAAATACTGTATTGTTACAAACCACCATGGGAGCCGTGGCTGTTACAGAACAGGCGATCATTAACGAAGCTCATCGTAGAGGAATGCAAGTACCAAATCGAATTCGAAGAGAACCCGGTAGCGAACCGGCTGCAGGCGCCTATGTTGCATATCCCAAGAAAGGAATCCATGAGTGGATTGGTTCTTTAGACATTAATTCTTTATATCCTTCTGCGATCCGTGCTCTTAATATGGGGCCAGAAACCATTGTTGGGCAATTACGCCAAGATGGCACTAAAACATACATCGAAGCAGAAATAGCAAAAGGAAAATCTTTCGCAGCCGCATGGGAAGGAATATTCGGTAGTTTAGAATACGAAGCTGTAATGAACAGAGAAATTGGAAGAGAAATAACAATCGATTGGGAAAATGGGGGCAGCGACACTCTATCGGCGGCACAGACCTATGATCTTATCTTTGACAGCAATCAACCATGGATGCTGTCAGCTAATGGTACGATTTTTACTTACGAAAAAGAAGGCATCATCCCTGGACTTCTAGCACGTTGGTATAAAGAACGCAAGGAAATGCAGGTTAAGCTTAAAGAGTGTATACAAGTCGGCAATAAAATCGAGGAAGAATATTGGGACAAGCGGCAGCTAGTCAAGAAGATTAACTTAAACAGTTTATATGGTGCTATTCTAAATCCAGGTTGTCGTTTCTTCGATAACAGAATCGGACAATCAACTACGCTCACAGGACGGCAAATTGCCAAACATATGGCCTCAAAAGTCAACGAGATTATTACCGGCGAATGTAATCATGTAGGAAAAGCAATTATCTATGGTGATACCGATTCTTGTTATTTCTCGGCATTTCCTATTCTAAAAAAAGAAATTGAATCGGGAAATCTGCCATGGACCAAAGAAACAGTTGTGCAGTTGTATGATCAGATAGGCGATGAAGTTAACACCACATTTGTAAAATTTATGCACGATGCATTTCATTGTCCAAAAACTAGAGGTGATGTTATTAAAGCAGGACGTGAAATTGTTGCCAGCAAAGGATTATTCATTACCAAAAAACGCTATGCTGTTCTTTACTATGATAAAGAAGGTAAGAGATCAGATGTAGATGGAAAACCCGGCAAGATTAAAGCTATGGGATTAGATCTCAAAAGATCAGATACCCCGGTTGTTATACAAGACTTTTTAAGTGAAGTATTAACTAAGGTACTAAACGGTATCAAAAAAGAAGATGTGTTAGAATATATTACAAATTTTCGAACAGAATTCAAAACTCGTCCGGGTTGGGAGAAAGGTTCTCCCAAGAGGGCAAACAACATTACAGAATACGCTGCTAAAGAAAAGAAAGTAGGTAAGGCTAATATGCCAGGTCACGTTCGTGCTAGCCTAAACTGGAATACTTTAAAGCGTATGTTTGACGACAAATATTCTATGAACATCGTAGACGGCATGAAAGTTATTGTCTGCAAGATCAAAGATAATCCTATGGGCTATACTTCTGTAGCTTATCCTGTAGACGAGTTACGTTTACCGCAGTGGTTCAAAGATCTACCATTCGACGATAGCGAAATGGAAAATACTGTTATCGATGAAAAGTTAGAAAACCTTATTGGTGTTTTAGAATGGGACATCAGTTCAACAAGGTCGGACAATACATTCAATAAACTTTTTGATTTTGAATGATTTCGTGGTTGATTTTCATTCTAGATCTAAATATAATCTTAATATACTAATGGAGAATTCTCAATGAAGGACATTTTACAAGACATTGTAAGTCACACACAAAATCTAGGCTTTCTAACAACCGTTAAAGTTACAGGAACAGAGGACAAAACTCAGATGTTTTCTATGGCCGATGACAGGTCAGTAATCATGGAGGGAGAAACTTCTAATCCTTATCCCGATATGATAGGAACCTTTGGAATGCCTCAACTTAATAAATTAAAATATCTTCTAGACGGAGCCGAATACAAGGAAGATGCTAAAATTACAATCACATTTATCGATAAAAACAGTGAAAGTGTTCCGGTAGGTATCCACTTTGAAAACAAAGATGGCGACTTCAAGAACGACTATCGTTTCATGAACCAAGAAATTATCAACGAAAAGATGAAAACTGTCAAGTTTCGTGGTGTTAAGTGGGACGTAGAGATTGAACCAAGTGTGGCCGCTGTACAACGTTTCAACTTTCAAGCAGGTGCTAACAACGAGCATCCAACGTTTCTTGCTAAAACAGACGGTAACAACTTGAAGTTTATTTTCGGTGATGCCAGTACACACGGTGGCGAGTTTATTTTCGCGCAGAATGTAGTAGGTAAACTGGATCGTGGTTGGACCTGGCCTGTTACACCCATTCTTAGTATTCTGAAATGTTCAGATGTTAATAATACTAAAATAAGCTTTAGTAATGAGGGCGCTATTCAAATTACCCTTGATAGCGGACTTGCCACTTACAAATATATTATCCCCGCCCAGGCCGCTTAATGAAGGATTGGCGTGATGCTGAACATAGAGTATCCTACTATTATCTAAAAGATACTGGTAGGATCATAGGGCAGGTCTATAATTTATCACACACTAACATTTATGGTGCTAAAGTTTATAGTGAATTAAACGAAGAAAAGTATCTAGGACAATATATCAGTTGTGATCATGCTAAAAAGGCTATAGAATACTTTTGGAACCTACAGGAAAGAACAATAGAATATGAAACAACCAGTTGACTTAACACCATTACAAAACGATTACGCGGTATACCTGCCTGCTATCAGTTCTTTCTATAGCACCTATATAGACAAACAACGAAAGGAAGAATTTGTTCCTACAGATCGTATTCCTAAAGGTTTTGATCGGGGAATCGAAGGAATGAATTTTTTAAATCCAGAGCAAGGATACTTTTATTATAAGTTTGGTCTCTATTCTGCAGGTCATGCACAATTAGATATTAACAAAAGTCTACAACAAGAATTAATGATTCAACAGAGAGATCGTAATAAAACAATGATTCTGGGAGACTCCGGCGGATACCAGATCGGTAAGGGTGTTATTAAGTTTGATTGGCAGAATTTTGAAGGTTTCGAAGCCAACAAGGTTCGCGAAAAGATTCTTACTTGGCTTGACGTTACTGCCGATTGGTCTATGATGCTCGATGTTCCGACATGGGCATGTGATCACATTCATAGTCCAAAAACTGGTTTGAAAACGTTTGAAGATTGTCTAGAAAAAACTCAGTTTAATAATAGATATTTTATCGATAATCGCGTCGGCTCTACTAATGGTGGTACTAAATTTTTAAATGTTCTACAAGGATCTGATTGGGATACTGCAGAAAAATGGTACGACGGAGTCAAAGAATTTTCAGATGTCAATAAATACGGCGACAAAGCTGCAGAAGGTTGGGCTATGGGAGGCGCTAACATGTGTAAAATGCCCATTGCCTTAAAGCGATTAATTACTATGAGATTTGACGGTATGTTGGAAGGCAAAGATTGGATGCACTTCTTGGGTACCGCACAGCTAGATTGGAGTTGTTATTTAACTAGCATTCAGCGACAAATTAGAAAGCACATTAATGAAAACTTTACCGTATCTTTTGACTGCGCATCACCCTTCATTGCCACTGCCCACGGCCTTGTCTACACAAATGCCCAGCACTCAAATAAAAGATGGTCGGTCATCATGGACAAAGCGCCAGATACCAAAGCTCTTTCAAAATCCAAAACACCATTTCCATTCGAATCAGAAATAGGTCGACGTTTAACAATAGGGGATATATGTTGGTATGCTCCCGGAATGTTGAACAAAGTCGGTAAAGAAGGCAAGACATCGTGGGATTCCTTTGCGTATGCCCTGATGATGAGTCATAATGTATATTGCCATATCGTAGCTGTTCAACGTGCAAATCAACTTGTCGACATCGAATGTGCCAAATTTGATGCCAATTGGAGGATGTGGGGCGTCGAAGGAAAAAAGGCAAAAGAATATAGTGAATGGGTTCCTAACAAAATTTTATATTTTAACAATTTTATTGAAGAATTATTTTGTAAATCATCAAAAGACGAAGCATTTGAATTAATCTCTGCTGCAAAGAATTTTTTAGAAAGCCTCGAAGGAGCTCGATTACAGGGAGGGCCGGCGGATAATGAATTTAATAATTTATTTACTATCGAAGATCAAAAGCAATTATCACTAGGTCCCGATGGTCAACCATTATTCGATCAGCAGGATGACGATGATCTACGTGCATTAGAAGAAAGTGTTATAGGAGATTAACATGTACGAAAACCGTATCAAATATCTAGAAGAATCTCACAGGTTATTAAATGATCAGATCGACAAAATGGAAAGAACAGGTAAGTTCACTGACGATCAAATATCTAATTTGAAAAAACAAAGGTTGCAATATAGAGACGAACTTGCTAGACTACGCAAGTTGCAATGGGAACACGATCACGAAAGTATACAAGATTATGACGAAAGATAAAAAATATCAACCAACTCAATTTTCCCTTAATCGAGGGCAGATTGAAAAATTGGCTAAGATGGTAGAACACTTTCGAGAAGTTGAATGGTTTACTTTGGAAGAAAGTCTCAGCAGCGGAATTGGTCCTACCGTTGTTGTTAAGTTTAACCTGTTCAACGATAACGACAAGGACGTCGATACTACCGTTGATATCACTGATGTAAGCACCTGGTAATGAGAGACGATCTCGATAAACAACTTTGCGAAAAGTATCCCGAGATTTTCGCAGACAGACACGCACCCATGACGGCGACAGCCATGTGCTGGGGATTTGAACATGGTGATGGATGGTACGATATCATCGACAGACTCTGTAACAATATCCAGCATCACATCGATTGGCAAGAAAAGATGGGTAAATCTGTACCGCAGGTAGTGGCTACTCAGGTCAAAGAAAAGTTCGGAACGCTGAGATTCTACTATGCTGGCGGCGATGACTACATTTCCGGACTGGTCAGTATGGCGGAATCCTGGTCTGCGGTGGCCTGCGAAGAATGTGGAGCACCGGGCACACAGAACCACGGGGGTTGGATCAAAACACTTTGTGAAACTCATAGACAAGAAAGAGAAGAACGATATGAATCGTGATTATGAATCTGGAGAAAGCGACCGCGCAGAATTTTTCGTAGGCAACGAGGTAGAACACACCCCTGCCTATGGAATGAAAACTTTGTTTGTTGTTG